TTTTAGAAGAACGCTTGTACGGTCCTGTTATGGATTCTTGGAGAGCTCAACAGGCAGGCCTAAAGGAATTTTTACAACCTGTTAAGCACATGGATGAAGATCTCCTAGTTGAAATTGCTGACGTATGGGTTAATCATATCTTAAGCCATCTTCCTACTAGGGAATTAGAGCTTATCAGTCCTTGTTGTCTTGATGCAGCTGTTAATGGTGTTCCAGGGATGGCCTATGTTGACTCCATAAAACGAAGTACTAGTATGGGTTTTCCATATTATAAGACCAAGAAAGCTTTTTTAGATGAATTAAATGATGATCAATGGCCTGATGGAGTTAAGTTCACTGCGGAGGTTGAACAAAAGATTGCTGAATGGATGGACTTGCTACGCGAGGGTATTCGGTTACATGCTGTCTTTGGTGCAAATCTTAAAGATGAAGCTGTTTCAATGAAAAAGCTTTTAGCTTGCAAAACTAGAATATTCTTTAGCTGTCCAGCCGAATTGCTTGTCATTGTTAGAATGTTTTACCTTGGTTTTGCTAGGGTTGTGCAGCGAAATCGCGAGCTCTTTTGGGTTGCGATTGGGCTTAACACAACATCTCCAGAATGGGATGCATTGTTCCATATCCTTTCTAAATTTGGAATTGATACCACCATCGCTGGTGATCACGTTTTTTATGATAAGAAAGTCAAGATGTTAGTGATGTATTATGTTATGGAAGCTATTAACAGGATATGCGTTGCTTCTGGTAAATACACTGAGGAAATGAAATTGATGATGGAAGTGTTAAAATATGAACTCATGAATCCTTCAGTTGATTTCTTTGGAATGCTGATCACACTTCTTGGTGGTGAAGTGTCGGGCCACCAGCTGACTACGATTTTTAACTGTATTTTAAATATTTTTTATTTAATGTATGCATATAAAAAAGCTGGCTATGACCTTAATGACTTTTTTGAAAATGTCATTGGTGTGATTTTAGGAGATGATCATGTTTTGTGTGTCAGTCCTGAAAGACCATTGTACCACCACACACATATCAAGGATGTGTTAGAGGGCCTTGGATTGGGTTATAC